TAAAGCACCCCGTGCAGTAGAACCACCTGTTCCTTCTGTTTGAGTTAAAGAACTAAGAGTTGTGCCAAAGAAATTACTACGCGCTGTAGATGTGCCAACCAACAGTCGGCCTGAAGAATCTATGAACAGCCTGCCCGTACCGCCCGTCGAGATGGCTACTTGGTCTGCCCCTGGTGAATACAAACCAGTATTTGGATCAGCAGTAAAACTAAATGTTGGTGCAGCGGCACTACCCAATGCACCAGTGATTGGCTGAACTAAATTATCGATTAGCTGGGCTTTTGTCTGCGACATCTTAAAGAACGGTTTCCAGTTCTTTCATTTTAATGTCAGTTGCCCAATAACCTTTCAAGTGAATGTGCTTGGTGTTGCTGGTAGTAACCAAGCCGTTCTTGAATCAAGTTGTAGTAATTGATGGCAGCATCAACCATTTCTTCTGCATCCATACTGGCAGCCAGTTGCTCATTAGCCAGCATGCCTGCAGTTAAAACAGTGACGCCCCATTCAAGCTTGGAGCCAATAATTGCAGGAAGAGGAGTACCATCGCTGGTGAACCCAGCCATTAATCTGGTCAGGTTCTCATCAGCCATAGCACTCCTGTGTTGTTACCTTTATTGTATAGGCTTTTATTTAGTAGCCCGTTCTAAATAATACCAATAAGCATGGGTTGCATTTTGGTGAAACCGTTTGCCAAGCAATAGCTTGAGCTTTTTCTGCTCCAGTTCATCCATACGATTTTCATTGTATGGAAGGACATCACCACTGCCATCTTTGAGCATGTTCATCTCAAGGTCATTCATCTCCAGCTGGAGATCAAAGTCTTTGATGGCATGCTGATGACAATTCATCTTGATGGAAGCTTCTTCAGCATTCATCGGCGCATCGATCTTCAGGAAGAAGGTCTCTTGGATACTCGGATGACGCCAGGTCCACTGAGGACTTTCCATAGATTCGAGAGGAGCGGATGGAATATTCTTGAAAGACCTTGACTCCTTGGGGGAGTAGCTGACCAGCTTGGTGGGCACTGCGGATTGCATCAAGGTTTGGGAGAACGTTTGTTTTATTAGAAGGTTCAATCCTTTCAGAAAGGATTTCTCCTGACATTGAACGTAACACAGTTCGCTTGGTTGTGGTGACTTCTTCCTCAACACAAAAGTGCTGTCGTTCTTCAGAAGACCAAAACTCCGGATCCGACTTGATTTCAACAGTTAAGTCTTTCTTTTTAACAAGGGTGAACTGATAGTTGCGGCCAGTAATTTTATTGGCATCAACCGGTAGCACCCGCTTCAAATAATTGAGCAGGTGCTTGAGGCTATCGACTTGGGACTCGTGATGCTTTTGGGCCTTTAGGATAAGACCCTTTTCTTTTTTGATCCGCTCAACAGCATCCTCATGGGCTGCCATGGCGTAGTAGATACGATCAATCTTTTCAGACCGTAAGGTAATACAAGCTTCCAGCTCTGCTCGCGCCAGGTCTTGGGACTCAGGAGTGAGGAGAGGAAGAGAGCGTTCCAGGGCACCATAGTGCTCGTATAGCTGGATGACATTCAGCTCTTTGAGCTTAGTGTGAGTGATTTGAGCCATGACTTGATTTGTGTTGGAATGGTGTTACGGCTAATCAGGCAATAACCATCAGCCGTTTTGAAAGTGTGATTGAAGTTTATTGAGTGTGTAGGCCAGCAGCGCTGCGGCTGCTGTCCAAAGAAGATCACGGACAACAGAAGTAATGCTTGAAAGAATGAAGTCGAACATTGGATGGTGTGGTTAAAAAGCTGGTCAGTTTAACGTCATGACCAGGACGGAGACTCAAGCTGACGTTTCCGCCGAGTCGTCGAAGCAGTCTACCAGGTCTGTCAAGCCAACCTTGGTGACTGTTACAAGGTTTGCAATGTAATCCGTCAATGCTTCAACCTTGGCATTGACAGAGTCCAGTTTTTCGGACAGTTCTTCGCGACTTGGTGAAATAAAGTCAAGGGTTTCTTCTTTGAAGGTGTCAGGGTTTTCTTTGCGTTGAATCTTGCGGGCGTCATCGTTTGTTGAGTAGAGAACATCGGTAAACAAATCGTATTTAGTTTTTTCAGAAGGCTTGGCATAACCAAAGTCCTTTGTACATTTTTCAATGGCTTTGTCAAATTCAAAATACAAGTACAGCAAATGCGCTGATTCTTGCAAGAACAGATCCTTGTAGCGGTCAAACTCAAGGCCGTAAGTATCAAGTGACATGGGGAAAATCGACATCAATGGCGGTTTGTAAAGCTTTAAGGACAAAGTCCTGCTGGTGTTGTTTACCCCAGCTGGTCCATTCTGCTAGGTCTGGGTCGGTATCGTCCCACTCAATGTGGATACAACACCCACCATCGTCTTCTTCAATCACCTCTAGCTGCAGCTTCGTTATCCAAGTGTTGTTCGACATGGGCAATCAACATGTTTTGAACATAGTCTTCGTGATGCATCCTAAGGTCTGCAGCCATCTTTACAAGTTCCCAGTGAGTGTCTTCTGGAACTTCAAGGTCATAACGTTGGTAGTTGCTCATGAAATTAACAGTTGGTTGCGTTGCAAGTTGACGAGCGTATTCAAGGATGTCGTCAGTCATTTTTTGGTTGTAGTTTTGAGCTGAGGCAAAGCAACACCTGGGAAAGGCACATAGCCTGACTCCAGCATGTTATCGAATAAAGTCCAGGCATCATGCTGGGTGAACACCTCCCTTGGTTTGTAGGTACGCCAGTGGGTTAGCGGCGCTTGTGCACCATGCTTGGTGTGCAGCAACAGGAAACGTCCATCCGTAATGGCATCCGACGGTGGTGCATACCACCAAGCCACACACTTATCAGGTGCGTAGGCAGGACAGGCATTGCGTACTTCAGTACGTTTGCACAGAAGATCTCTGTATTTGTTGAACCAAGTCAGGTGGATGCACCAAGGTTTGAACCCTTGGATCTCTTGTTGGAATTGCGATAGATGATTGAGCTGACGCTGAAAGGACCCACACGAGCAGCTAGGTTCGCCAAAGCTGGACCGTTGTTCATTCTCATCCAGTTCAGAGTCCATGTCAACGAGCCGATCCTCAAGCCGAAACCCGTCCGGTGCAACCAGATATCCAAGGTCGGTCTGGTCAGACTGAAGTACGGCTTTGAGCTGGTCTTGGTCTGAAAGGCGAATGAACTTGTCTGCCCACTGGGCTTGGAGACGAGCGTTAACGGTGTGCGATCCAAGGGCATGAACGTAGTTCCATCCTTTGAACATAACGTAGGCATTCTGATTCCAGATACTTGGACCCCTGTAATTGGGGCCAAGGTAAGCAAAGAAATCTTTTAGCCTGTTGGTAAAAGAAACAAATGCTTCTTTTATTGGTTGGCGTGGATAATCAACTTTGCTACCGTCACGGTAAAGCACACGGCAAAGGTCATCAAAAAGATAGATGCCCGTGACATCGGCTTCATTGAAGTCCGGGAACGCACGGCGTATATTCGTCCGTGTGTAGATGAACGTTTGAGCTTCATTAAGTTCAAGCAGAGTTTCAGTCATAGCAGATTGGTGTGGTGTGAAATGTGTCAGATGAACAGATCGGGATCTTGTCCTGACCGCTGGAGCTTAACACGTTCTTGCTCCTTGAGGTAGGCGGATTTACCAACCTTGTAGGTTGCGTAGCCAAGTGCTGCCCAGGCAACGGGATTACCAAGGACAAGAAGTGCACCGGCTCCAATGGCGCCAAATGTTCCTGCAGTTTTAAGAACTGCTTTGTGCTCTGGTTTCATGAGGTGATTGTTAATACATTTGGAAAAAGATAAACGGTGTTTACTATAGAAGTAAAATTAAGTAACAATTGAATACATTCCATGGATCAAATTAAGTATGTGCCGCTGTCTCAATTCCAAATCGAACCATCGTTAGACGATAAGTTTTGGGAAGAGAAGCTAAAGCGCACAATCCAGGAATGTAATTCGGTTAGTGCATTGAAAGAAATAGCGACCCTCTTAGCGAGGATCGCTACCCAAAGACAAGGTGTAATAAGGGGATTGGTACAAGATATGTTCATTTTTAATAACGTTGCCGTTAATCAAGATGATCTTGCCAACCCCCAGGTTGAATCAGATCAGTGAATCGTCTTCACCGGTCATTGGATCACGGGCAGGCAAAGCCTTGACTTCGACATCCGTGGTGCGGGACACAGGAAGAATCTCAACACCAGCCTTGATTCCATAGGCACCGCCAAGCTTTTCAGCATCTTGCCGTGCGTGTTGGTTGATGTAATCGCTGAACATTTCCTGGAACTTCCAGGTGGATTCACGATCTTCATCAGGAATCGAGAGGCGATTCAATGATTCGATTGCAGTTTCCTGATCGGAATAATCAGGGATGTCAAACGATTCAATAGCGCAGATCTCAACGTTGTTGGCACCGCGCATCTCATTGGCAAGCACCGGAGCAAAGACGGTAGTTGCGTAGAACTTTTCGTTGAATGCAAGAGGAACTTCAGAGTCCAGTGCTTTGCTCAGGCACTTGGACATTTCCTTCTCATACATCTTGATCTTCTCAGACACGTCGGTGCCATTGAGACCCTTCAAGGTCAAGACCATGGGGATCTTGTGGGCACGCTTGTTGTCTTCCGTCAGGATGTAAACAAGGTACTTGGTGCGCACGCTGTACTTGCGCTTGTACATCTCGCCTTTGCTATTGGCAAGGTCGGATGCAATCTTATCGGCTTCAAACAATTCTTTAACGTCTGGATCCTCAAAGGTTCCAATCGTCTGCCTCATCCCAGTTGTTTCCTCAACCATAAGGGGAGAACGTAGAAGGACTTGAAGTCGAGGCTCAGTAAAATTGAGTCCTTCTTCCACTGAAGTATTGGGAGCCATACCAAAAGTTTGCTTGTAGTTCCAGATAAGTGAACCTTTAGCAAATTGATCTTCAGTGGCGTTCCATCCACAAGTGTCAAGGTCTGACTTCCGCACGAACCAACCTCGTGTCTTGGATTTGTTGAGAGGTTGGATGGTGACGAGATTCTGGTATCCGGACACAAACTTTTTATCTTGGAAAAGTTTGAAGGAATCCAGGCCACGGGTGGCAAGAGCAGAGGTTTTCTTCATGGTCAAAGTCGTAGTAGGTTTCTTGGGAGAAAAGGAATCAACTTTGGATTGGAGTTCATCCATCCAAGCTTCATCCATCATGTCAACAGGAGTCGTTGTCATGGTTGGTTCGTAGTAGAACAACGGATGCTTTTAACGTCATCCCAGGACGGGCGCCTAGTCTAGGAGTGACCAGGCGCTATGGAACATCAGCGTTTGTTATCAAAACGGTGCGTTGTCGTCATCTTTGGATGGGCTGCCGTATTGACCAGGGAGATCAGGCAGTCCGCTTTCACCATGACCCCAAGGATCAGGTTGTTCATCCATAGTGCGACCACCCCACAGTGAACCAACATTCCCTTCGGATGCAACAGTTGTTTGGGGCTGGATCGGAGCGGAACCATCGACTGCCTTGGGAGACAGCGTCATCTTCTTAAGTTCGATCTTAGTTTGTATTTTCTTTTCCCTTGAATCTTTATCGATCCAGGAATCAGTAACCAGTCGACCCTTAATTGTTAAGCCCGTTCCTTTGCGGGTGAAGTTACACAGAAGTTCTGCGTAGTTAGGCTTATCTTCTGCGTTGTTAATTGCGTAGAAGTTAAAGAGATCAGATTGATTGCGACCAGTATTAACCGCAAGGGTTTGGTTGCAGATCATCAAACCACTTGGTGTGGTTTTAAAAGCACGTTCATCTTCGTGGTTGACATCTTTGACGCAACGTCCACTGAGGATGACAGTGTTAAGGATCGGAAATGTCTCTGCATTAACCATGCCAATGACACCACCATGCAAAGAGAGTTGCCTGGTATCTAAGTCATAGCGAAGCGTGGAATCATGCAGGTAAATTCCCATGTTCTTTTTCATGCGAGCAAAACGTTCAGCCGTCTTGCCGTAGATGTTGAGTTCGATGGGAGTGTCTGCTTTCTTAGCGCCGACAGCCGGTAGGCTAATCATGCAGCGCATTGCAGTTGAGTTAGCGCCTGTAAAAACTTCCCGAGGATCTTCAAGAAGTTGAGCGCAACCAGCAAAGAAATTCATTGCAAGAGAAGTAGGGTGGAAGGCAGTTTAACGTCATACCTGGGACGGGTCC